ATAATCATATATATAGCATCTTATATATCATGGAGTCTGTGTCATGTTTTGTATTTTTACCAGTTGTCAGAGACACACAAGGTAGATAATTTGGATAACCGGGTCGGGTAAAAAAAGTGTAATAATTTCAGGGAGTTAAGGTCGGCTGAATTTTCCGTAAGGAAATCCAGTAGTTAGGCCGGCGCAAAAATTTTTCCAATAATTTCAGGCACTTAAAGTCGTAATTTTACCGACTAAAATTACACATCAGCAGCAAAGCTGCCGCATCGCCGTCAAAAGACGACAAATGAGGACTGAAAGTCGCCATCATCTGCGACGAAAGGCGACAGATGCCGTCATGATCTACGACTTGATTTCCATCATCGGCGTAACGCCGGCCAGCCATCCGACCCACCTTCCGACTTGATTTTCAGCATCGAGAAATTTTGATGCGGTGGCGTCAAAAAGTTGACAGGTGGTGTCAAGAGGTTGACAGATGTCAAGAGGTTGACGCATCTGTCTCGCAAGGTTCAGGTTGATGTTGCAAAGATTGCGTCAGCAATCGGTATGTCAAAGCAATCAATGCAGTCCGTGTCGGGAACATTCAATGTTTGTTCAGTGGCCGAAAAAAAAATTGAAAAATTGCAAAAAAATACTTGACAAACAATGTTGCAATGATTATAGAGTAATTATAGGCATAGCCACCTATCATTTGGTGCGCTAATCTTGCCTGGAAAGGGGTGAAAAGAATGGCAAATAAAGACAAAGACAAAGTGTTGGCAAATGCCTTACCGGATGGCCTTGAGAGAATACCAGTCAAGGCTACCAGTGAAGGCAAAGTGGTCGGCACAGGCACTGTTGTGGTGCCTGTAGTCGGCAAGGTCGGCCTTAAATACCTTAAGGCCAACTTAACTCTCAGAGACGTCAAGGATATTCGTCGTCAGAGAGTGACGGATGCCCTAAACGCTCTGAGACGTCGGGTCTCCAAAAAGACCTTGTTAGCCAAAGCGCTTGCCGGAGACTTCGGAAGGGAAGCGCAGGAGCAAGCTGAAAGGCTTGTTCAAGAACTTGAGTAACTTTAACTTAAGGCCAGGGCACATGTTGTCTCTGGCCTTAACCTTTAACAATTAAAGAAAGGGGAGAGCAAATATGTATGAGTTAGACTTTCACATTGAAGTTTCTTATGAGACTCCAAGTGGGCATTATAAGGAAATTGCCCGTATACCACTGGATGTAATGCTTATTCAGTTATTACGGGCTTTCCGTGAAGCTTTTGATGGCGGTGTAAGATTTGAGATTAAGAGAGAAGACTGAGTCTCTCTCTCCCGTCTCTTAAGGCCACTCGGGGCAAATGTCTTGAGTGGCCTTAACCTTTTAAAAGAAAGGAAGTGATGAGATGAAAAGAATAAAAATTAACGTTTTTGTCGAGGATTCTTCTGGGGAATTCAAGTGGAAGGAATCAATCCTTCTGCCTGAAGAGGTTTCTAAAGTTTTAGATGAATACATATCTAAATACAAGGGCAAGGTTATCTTTGACGTAAATGCGCCATAGATAGCCTTGCTTGCCGTTAAGGCCACTCGGAGCGCTTCGCTTCAAGTGGCCTTTTTCTTGCCAGACTTGCCTGCCTAATCGGCCTTTTAGGCCGTATTTTCCCTCCTGAATAGTCTTATACGTCACTGGCCGTCTTTGGTCGAAATTCACTTACTCAGTGCGTCTACCAGTCGCTTTTGACTCACTGAGTCGGAGTGTCTTTGCGCCAGGTCTTTTGACTGCCTGATTTGCGTTTTAAGCCATGATTTTTTCTTTCCGAATAGTTTTATATGTCTTCGACTGTTTTCGGCTTGAATTCGACGGATGGCTTTGCCAGGCGGTGAATTTTATGCAGGTTTTTTGGTCGACGGTGGCGTGCAGACCCTTCCCGACCCAGACCTCAAAATTCAACAGAAGCAATCAAAGCGCCAAAAGCGCCAGAGGCGCCAAAAGCAAGTGCTGAAGGCACAGGAACGCAACTGACATCTTTTGATGCCAATGCAATCAAACAGCAAAACAGGCATCTTTGGATGCAAAAGCAACCTCCCGGCGCTCCGATGCCTCTTCCCCGCTCCGCTTCTCCCTCTCCCCTCTCAATTTACCTTCCTTTCTTACAAATAACTCCCTGCCCCTTGTTCCCTCTCCCCGCTCCGTATTTCGTGGCGCAAAGCACCAGGCGCATGCCGCCAGCCATTTCTTTAACAATCAAAGCACCTATCTTCACGACCCTCTTGAAAATTCCCAAAAGAAAAGGCACAATAGACGCAAAGCACTTTATTCGGAGACAAAGGATGTCAAAAAGAACCCATAACGAACTCAAAGAACTTATTGAAAGTTTGAAAAATGCTTACAAAAATCACACCAAGACACAAAGAAATCATTCGGCGCATCCTCTGTGGAGACAGCGTAGAGGATATAGCTCTGAGCATGGGGATGAGTCAACACTATCTTCGAGCTCTTAAAAGGGATCCGCTCTTTCAAAATGAACTCACTGAGATGGAAAGGGAAATCTCCGAAAGGTTCATCGAAGAAAGGGCGTCAGCCAGAGAAAAACTAAAAGCTGCAGAAGGTGAGGCTGCTGACCTCTGCATACAGGCCGTTCGAGGCGACATCGACGGGACGCCTGTCCCGATGCAACTGCGCCTGAAATCGGCATGGGACATCCTCGACAGAACCGACAATAAAGCGCCAGAGAAGAAGCTTGTTATGAGAGTCGACCAACTTATCATTGAAGCCTACAAGAAGAGGATGAAAAAAGAAGGGGAAGAAGAAAAAGAGGATGAATCTGACAGTTGAAGCCTTGCAACATTACAGTCAACACCCTGTAGACTTCTGCCAGGATTTGATTGAAGGAGTTGACTTTGACAGATGGCAGATTGAGGCGTTTGATGCGCTTACCAAATATCGCTTCATCGCCATTCGTTCGGGAAGTGGCGTCGGAAAGACCGTTTTCCTTTCTTTGGCCACCTTATGGTTTCTTGCCACGAAACCTTTTGCAAGGATTCCATCTACAGCACCATCACAACACCAACTTTATGACCTTCTCTGGTCGGAGCACTCGAAGTGGATACATCGTTCAAAGTTCCTGAGGGAACTTCTTTCTTGGACTCAGTCGAAAGTTGCGGTGCGTCACCATGAGGCACGGTGGTTTGCCATCGCCCGAACTGCAAAAGTATCTCCTGACGGTCAAGTTGCTGAAGGCCTCCAAGGATTTCATGCAGAGTCAAAAGACGACAACCTTCTCTTCATCGTCGACGAAGCATCAGGCGTACCCGACGCAGTCTTTCCTGCTGTTGAAGGGGCTTTTACAAGCAGCAACTCTTATTGCATTCTTGCAGGCAATCCTACCCGACTTTCAGGATATTTTCACTCCGTCTTCAATGATTTGAGGATGAAGAAACAATACAGGCTTTTTCATGTCTCATGTTATGACTCATCCTTTGTCAGTGAGAGATATTTGAGGATGATGGAGACTCGATATGGGAAAGACCATCCCATATTTCAGATAAAGGTGCTGGGGGACTTTCCAAGTAGAACTATGGAAACTCTTTTTGCGCCTGAGGATATTGAAACCTTTAGAAATCGAACGAAGTCAAAGCTGCCCGTGAAGAATCTACCTATTGAAATTGGCGTTGACGTTGGGCGTACATCCTCAAAAAGCGTGATGTGCATCCGTCAAGGATTCAACATTTTGGAATTCAGGGATCTCTTCTTGACAGGAGGCGTTGTAGACACTCTTGAAGTTACAGAATGGGTAGCCGAGGCTATACGTTCCTACGAGCCTAAGTCAGTGAAGATCGACTTTGTAGGCATCGGGGCGGGCGTTTATGACAACCTCAAAGCTCTTTTTCCCAAGATTGTGGTGCCTGTTGCTGGAAATGCACAAGTTCCCCCAGATCTTAAGGATCGATACACAAATCTGAGAGCTCAAGGATATTGGAATTTGCGTTCTTTGTTGCCGCATCTGTTTTGTAGAAATATTCCTGACAGATTCCTTGAAGAGATAAGTGACATTAGAGTCTTTTATCCGAATGGCAAGGTTCAAATTGAGTCGAAGGCAGATATGGTTAAAAGATGCGGGCATTCTCCTGATTATGCAGACGCTGCGATGTACGCCTTCCTCGATAGTAGACTTTGTGCAACACCTGATCGCATAGTAGAACCGATACCGTTAGGAAAGGTCAACACAGATCTGGAAAAATTGAGTTTATGGGGCAAAATGAAGTTTGAACCGAAATTTCCGAAGTGGAGCGCTCTACATCTGTAACTTTACCCGGTAAAAATACGAATTATGGCAAACTTTTTCATCGAAATAGGACGAACGGGGCTGAAACGTTCAGCAGGGTATGTTTATGATGAATTTCTATCATCCTTGCGAGGGCGGACAGGAATCAAAACCTATCGGGAGATGGGAGATAATGACGCTGTCATTGGAGGGTGTCTGCATGCCATCATTCAGATTCTGCGAGAGATGCGGTGGAGCGTCAAGACGCCTCCAGAAGGTTCCGAAGCGGATGCAAAATTCTTGGAACGCTGCATGTATTCTATGCAGCACTCTTGGATTGATTTCATCTCCGACGTTTATTCGATGTTGATCTATGGCTTTTCTCTCTTTGAGCAGGTTTTTAGAAGGGATGACGATGGTCGTATTGTTTGGAAAAAGCTGGCTTTTCGATCTCAACTTTCTTTTGAGCGCTGGGATTTTGATGATTATGGCGAAGTTGTGGGGTTTTGGCAGCGCCCTGCACCCCATTACAGAGAGTTCTACATCCCGATGTCGAAGTGCATCCATTTTCGTACAAGATCAGGAGGGCGCAACCCTGAGGGGCGCAGCATTCTTCGAAACGCCTATCGAAGCTGGTTCTTCAAGAAGTCGCTCGAAGAGCTGGAGGCAATTGGCATTGAAAGAGATTTAGTCGGGATGCCAGTTCTTAAGATGCCTGAAGGCGTCAACCCTGAAGACGATGATACAAAAACGAAGAGCGTTATTGCATCTGCAAAAAAGCTCATCGCCAACCTGAGACGGGATGAACAAGAAGGCGTGCTTTTACCCTATGGTTGGGAGTTGGATTTACTTTCTGCACCAGGGAAAAAGCAGTTTGATACGACATCAATCATCAACCGCTACAACAAAGAGATTGCAATTACGGTGCTGGCGCAGTTTGTGATGCTTGGCATGGAACGCACGGGGAGCTATGCTCTGGCGAGGGAACAGACAGATATGTTCTATCTCTGCCTTGAGGGGTGGGCAGATGCTGTCGCTACAACTTTCAACCGCACGGCGGTGCCTTTGCTTTTTAAGATGAACGGCATCACCAATCGTCCTTTGCCTTACATCGTCCACACCCAAGTCCGCAGGCAGAGTCTGAGAGATTTGGCAGACTATGTGTCGAGGCTGACATCTGTAGGAGCTTTGGAGCTTGATGAGGGCGTTAAGGCGTATCTGAAGCGATATGCAAGGCTGAGTGAGTATGCAGAGGTTAGAGAATGAAACTTTTGCTGTTGAAGCTAAGGGATTTTTTGAAGTTACGGCTTCATGGAATCGTTTTTCCCGAGAGAGCATGTTTCTTTGAGAAGCCATTTGATTGGCACTGTGGATATGGAAGGAAAATCACGGAGTGGCAAAAGCAAGAGCTTGCTACCTGCAACTTGGTAAAGTATAGTCATAAGCCAGAGAAGCCTACAAAGGCGGCCATGCGAAGGGCTCAAAGGAAGATGTTTTCTAAAATTCGCTATCAGAAAGAGAAAAAAGATGTCTGGAACACCTCGCAGAAGACCGAAATGCTGGAAAGAGGCGATTGTGAGGATCAGGCCATCTATATTATGTCTCTGCTTCGTGATCAATGCACGGATTGGAAGTGTCTTGGGGTAGGTATTGTGAAGGGGCATGCATTTGCCATGGTGAAGATAGGCGAAGACGATTTTTGGATCATTGATAATGGCTATTTGAGCTACAGCATTGAGAAAGCATCACGACTTCTACTATGTCGCAATTTGCAGCCTATCTGTGGATTTAATCTTTTCGAAAAATGGAGCTACTAAGATGGAGCAGCAGAACGAAATTAAGATTTCGTATCTCTGCGCAAGGGTTGAAGAGGCGATTGAAAAGTTGAGAAAGTTTGAGATTACGGGATTTAAGGAATATTGCGACATGGCGATTATGATTCTGGAGGAGTTAGAAGATGAAATGTCCTGAATGCGGACATCCAAATTGCAAGCTGCTAAAGATTGTGCCTAAAGGATATATTTATTTCCTCTGCTTGAATTGCAGGGCGATTTTTAAGAAACATGAGGAAAAAGACTATGAGCCAAACTCAGCCGATCGATAAAGTTGTAGGGCTTTCATGTCAAATTGTTCGACAGCTTCGGCAAATTGAAGATATTGTTCGAAATATGCATACTGGCCAGCCGATGCTGGGCATCAAAAACGGCTCCGTGTTGAAGGAGCTCATTTTGGTGCCATGGCATGAGAAGCTGATAGAAGTCATCTCATGGCTCGATAAAAAACATCCAGGGCAGATTGTTTTTACCAGTGGCTGGCGCCCCGAAGCAGGGATTCATGGCACGAAGCCTCTACGAGCTGTCGATTTGCGTTCTTCATGCTTCAGCAATCCTCACGTAATCGAGCATTTGATTAACGAAAACTGGGATTATGGAAAGGAGCCTTATCAGGTCTGCCTCTATCATCGCACCGCTACCTGTCAGAACTGCGGAAGGCGATTCGAGGTGGATGTAGAACATGGAATCCGAAGCTCCACTCAATGCCCAGAGTGTGATGCTGACTGGACAAAGCTTCGAGACAACGGGAGGCATTTTCATATTCAGGTTCGTAATGAGACACGAAGGAGACTGCGATGAGCTTACTTAGCCGAATTGCAAGCTTGGGAATTGGAGAGGTCATGAGCTCTGCGGGAAAGCTTGCCCTCGATCTTCGCACCGCCCTGACGGGCGACCTCACTCCCGAACAGAAGGCGAGGTTGCAGGATGCGGCAATGGAGCTCGAAAAGAGGGCACAGGATATTCAGGCCGAGTTGACGAGGCTGCAGGCTGAGGTGGTGCTTGCTGAATCCAGAGGGTCATGGATGCAGCGAAGCTGGAGGCCGATTCTGATGCTTTCTATCGTGGCCATCATAGTAAACAACTACATTTTGTTTCCTTATTTCAGCCTCTTCGGACTGCCTGCAACGATGCTGCAGCTTCCTGAAAAGCTGTGGTCGTTGATGATGATTGGCGTTGGCGGATATGTTATAGGCAGATCAGGAGAGCAGATCGCAAAGACGAAGTGGAGAGGCAATGTCAGAGATTAATGAATTAAGCAGGATCATTGGTCAACTAGAATCGGGCATGAAGATGTTGGTGCAAAAACAACATGCTTTTTGCGCCCGTCTTGATCGCATAGAGGAGATGCTTCAACAACAGTCAAAGAGAGACAGTCAGGCAAGTTTTTATGGAGGTGTAATCGGAGGATTTGTTGCGGTGATTAGCTTTCTGATTACAAAACTTATAAGTTTTTTCATAAGATAGGGAGGGAATGGTGAGATCATTTACCTCAGTCAAGGCGAAATGCCCGAGATGTGGAAGGATCTTTACAGTGCGAAGGTTGTATACAGACGATCCTAACAAAATCATCAGAAAATTCTGCGCTTACTGTAAGGATTATTTTGTAAAATATGGCTTGTGGGACATGCCAGAGGAATATACACTAAATCTTCCGAGAGGCGTGTATCTTGAATGAGATTCGAAAGACAAGTTCGGTAAGCATCTGCTCAACTTTAGTCAGCCTGCAGCAGGAAGAGGAGTCGATTGAGATTTCTGCTGTGAAGGAGATGACGGCAGTTGTCTTTTATGATGCAGAGGCATCTTCTGTTGAGATTACTCTTTTGCATGGAGGCGACGTTATCAAAGAGCGGTTTAGACTGAAGCCTAATGAGAAGGTGAGGCTGTCGCATAAATTTGTTTTAAAACATGAACGAGAACTCAATGATGATTCGCCATTTCCGTTTGAGCTGATGTACCGAAAGCAGATGTATCATTTAGGGAGGACGAAGGCTGGAAAGCTTATTCTTACGAAGTAGATGTGTAATTTTACCGACTAAATTTTACGGAGGAGACAGATGCCTTGGGATGTAGGGGATGTTGATCGGCATAAGAAAGGACTTACTGATGCACAGAAGAAGCGGTGGGTAGCTGTTGCGAATTCTGTTTTGGAAAGATGTCTAAACGAAGGAGGCACACAATCAGAGTGTGAGGCTAAAGCCATCAGACAAGCGAATAGTATAGCCCAGAGAGATCATGTTGTCTCTTTCTTCAAACAGAAAAAAGAGAAGCAGATTGCCTACGGCGTTGTCTTCGAGCCTGAGTACGTTGATGCAGATGATGAATGGATCAGTAAGGATGATATAGAGGATGCAGCCCATGAGTATTTGATAAACTATCGCAACGTCAAATTCAGTCATACGCAGGGAATCAATGACAAGGTAAAGGTGGTGGAATCTTACATCGCTCCTCTTGATTTCAAGATTGGAGAGCATCTCATCAAGGAAGGCTCTTGGATAGTGGCTGTCAAAGTTTTTGATGGCAAACTTTGGAAGGAGATAGGCAAAAGCCTTGTTGGATTTAGCGCAGGCGGGACTGCGCATTATGTAGAGTAAGATGAAGAAGGGGAGGAGCTGACGATGGCAAAACAAATCAAACCGAGGGTCGAAGAAATCTCACTGGCCTTTGACCCTGCAAATCGCAAGAAGTTTTTCATGCGGAAGGAACTCAGCAGAGCACGAACGCCATCATTCAGCGGTACGGAGACATCTTCATGGGTTGGAGTAGATAAGACTTTTCAAGCATATCGTGATGGGTATTATGCCCATGGCGGAAAGAAGCCAGATGAAGTTCCACAGAGAGTTGAGGATGCTCCTCAAGACATGAAGAGTTGGATTGCAAGT